CTCTTAAATTGGACAATAGATTGCAAAGTTTCAGAGCCGTTAACGCCCAGACAGGGACAGGCTATACCGCAGTAGCCGGAGATGCTGGTAAAATCGTAACAATGGACAACGCCAGCGCCAGTACGCTCACAATTAATGATAGCGTTTTCGCTGCCGGAGACGTGATTACCATACTTCAAAAAGGCGCTGGAGCCGTCACAATTGATGGCTCTGCAAGCAATAACGTGGATGCGGATAAAACTTTAGTTATGGGAGGTCAATGGTCTTTAGCCACGGCAGTTATACTGGTAAGTGGCGCTACTACTGTTTCCGTTGTTGACGGTAATCTGGTAGCTGCGTAATGGTATTCCCGGTAGCTGGAATAGCCAGCCATACACTTCCTGTAGCTGGTTCTGATGAAGCCGTTGATTATGATGGCACAAATGACTTTGCCAATAGAGGAGCAGGCTTAACTGGTGCAGTAGACGCCAAGACAGGAACACTTAGTTTCTGGGTGAGATTTGACGGCGGTAACGCAGCTACCCATAACATATTTAACAACACCGGCCTAACTTTTAGAGCAATAAGAACTGGTGGTGATGTATTCCAAGTAAGAGGAAAAAGCACGTCAGCAACCGTTTTACTTTTGACATCCAACACCACCTACACAACAGCAGACGGGTGGATTCATGTTATAGCAGCCTGGGATTTAGCGACACCTGAAGCGCATCTTTTTATTAATGATATGGAAGACGAGGCTGCTGGCGCGACCGAAACCGATGCCGATATAGATTATACCGTGGCAGATTGGTCTACCGGGGCAGCGGTAGCTGGGGGAGGGAAGCTAAATGGGTGTCTTTCAGAATTTTATTTTGAAGATACTTTTGTAGATATTACATCAACGACAGAGCGCAGAAAATTCATTACTGCCGCTGGAAAGCCAGAGGATTTAGGTGCTGATGGTTCGACACCTACCGGAGCCAGCCCTTTAATCTACGCCCCTGACGGCGACCCCTCTACCAACGCAGGAACAGGCGGTGCTTTCGTAATAACAGGTGCCTTAAGCCAATGTTCAGACGGGCCGAGCGATTAATATGAAAAAGAAATTACTTTTTGACGGATGCAAAAGCGATATTTGGTTTGATGATAATTTTATTGATATTACAACTGAAACTAGCCGCGGGGACTTCATAGATGAAAATGGCGTGGAGTTGGAAGAACCGACCAAGCCACATGGCAAATCACCTAAAATAGCGAAAAAGAAATGATTTATTACAAAATAGACATGACACATCCTGCTATTACTGGAATTTTAGAAGCCCTTACGGCTGGGTTTAGACTTGTCCGCCCGGACAATGTTTTATCTGTAACCGTTAAACCGGACGGAACTGAGGCATGGGTTAAACTTATTAATGATGTTAATCTGGACGCGATTCCAGGAGCCGTATTAGATATGGCATTAGGATTTGACCAGCACAGAACTAAAGTACAAACAGACATTTATTCTCCTGAATGGCAAACAGAGGAAGAAGATGAGTAGAGGGCCAATTGATACCAGTCTGACGCACGGAGACCATTACAAAAAAGGCGATTGGTGGATGATAGATGATTTCTCTGGTGAGAAAATGCGCCGTTCAGAAGCCCGTAAGACGTGGGATGGGTTTTGGGTACATAAAGACAACTGGGAACCCAAACATCCACAGCTCTCTCTAAAAGGGATTAAGGATCAACAATCCGTAAAACCCGTGCGTCCACGCCCTGATGAATTTTTTATAGGGGTTAATCTCTTTTTACAGTCTGAGACTTTTGAGAACGCAAGCTGGACAAAAACCAATTCTACAGTAGTAGCAGACTCAATCATAGCGTCAGACGGAATGACCACCGCTGATTCTCTTGTTGATGACAGTACTAACGGCGAACACAGTATCGAACAAAGTTCAGTCCTAAGCCCTCAATCAGCTTTGACGGTAAGTGTCGAGGCAAGAAAAGGCTCTCAATCGTTCCTTTTAATAAAGGCTTATGAAACAGGAAATTCCTCGAACAGAATTAATGTCTGGTTTAATCTAAGTGACGGGAGCGTAGCATCAGCCACTAATTCAGGGACAGCTACGCTGGCAGCAGGCAGAATCGAGCGAAGAACCATTGAATCAAATAATGACGATATATGGTACAGGTGTACCGCGACTGGTATTCCTTCTACTTCTGGCACAGCCACCACTGGAGTTTTACAGGTAACAAATGTTGATCTTGGCACGTCTTATGCCGGAGATTCATCGGCTGCTCTTTTTTTATGGGGAGCCTATGACAAGGGCGGAAACCCTGGAGCCTATATAGCAACAACAACCTCAACAGTTTCTAATCCAAGGACATCACTGTAATGGCCACAAGCGGATCAAGCGACTTCAATCTGAATCGCAATGAAATTATAGAAGAAGCATTCTCTCTTCTCGGTGTTATATCCGATGGAGAGTCCCTTGATGATAACATGAAGGTTCGCGGGGACAGGGCTTTAAACCTGCTTGTAAAGGACTGGCAGAAAGACGTAGACTTGTGGATAGAAACCAGAGGCACCTTGACGGCAGTAGTAGACAAGGAATCATACACTATGGGGTCTGGTGGCGACTTCACATCGAGACCGTTGAGGATCATTGACATGCAGTTTAGACAATCTTCCAGTGATATTCCAATGATCCATATGTCAAGACAGGAATACTATGAATTAAGTTTAAAATCCTCTACCGGAATCCCGACTAATTTTTATTATGATCCCCAGCTAACGACAGGAAAACTTTTCGTATGGCCCACTCTTGCTTCAGGTAATAGTGGCACTTTTGAATTCACTTTCGCAAGATCACTGGAAGATTTTGATGCCTCTACCGATGATCCTGATTTCCCGCAGGAATGGTTGCTTGCGTTAAGTTTTAATCTTGCTCGTATATTAGGCTCTCATTATGGAGGTTTAACGGGGGAAATAAGGGACATGGCAATAACACTGAAGGCAGGCTTGCAAATGTGGGACGAAGAAGGTGCTTCGGTGTTTCTTCAGCCTGACATGCAATGAGACTGCCTCTTTCAATACAGTCATGGAATGGCAAGAGTAAAGAATTTACCATTGAACAACTTATTAATTTCTATGTTGAAGTCGGCCCTGCTACAGCGAAATCCCCTGCTGTGCTTTTAAACCGTCCGATGTTGAGCGATTTCTTAACTGTCGGGAGTGGCCCTATCCGTGGCTGGATATTAATGGGGGGAGATTTATACGTTGTTTCAGCCCGTGAGGTATTTAAGATTACACCGGCTCTTGTTTCCACTCTTTTAGGGACAATAACGGGTTCTGGGCCTGTCAGCATAGCACAGAACGGCACCCAGGTAGTGATTGTCGCCAATAAGACTGGCTGGGTGGCTACAGCAACAGACTTTCAAGCAATATCAAGTGATGCTTTCCCCGGAGCCTCTACTGTAACCTATTTGGATACTTTCGGGATATTCTCTGAACCTGATACAGGACGGTTTTTTATTTCAGGACAGTTAAACTTCAAAGTTTTCAATGCCTTAGACTTTGCAACAGCAGAAGCCGACCCTGATAATCTACTGGCAGTAGCTTCAAACCACAGATGGCTTTACCTGTTTGGGGGAAAGACAATACAGGTTTATTATAATTCAGGTTCAGGTGATTTCCCGTTTGATCCTTTGAATGATATTACAATAGAACGTGGTCTGGGAGCAGTACACTCGATAGCCAAGGATGATAATACCTTATTTTTCTTAGGGGATGATTTTCTTGTTTACAGGTTTGATGGTTTCACCCCGAAGATTATATCCACCCCTGCGGTAGCTACCAAGATAGCAGGGTTTTCCAAGTCTGCTTGCGTAGGTAGATTTATGGACGCGGAAAGCCACAAGTTTTATATTCTTTCCTTCCCTGAAGGAACTTTGGTTTATGACCTTACTACCGGCCTGTGGGCAGACTGGGAAACCTCAGGTGGGGCATGGACAGGCCAACAGGTTATAAACGCCTTTGGTAAAGTTCTTGTAGGA